TACCCGCCGTTAACCACGTACTTGTGCATGGGGAAAATCACGGCCCAGTTCGCTTTGTTCTGGTTTTCTGCGATCGATGTCTCAACCGTAGAATTGAAGCCGGCAGACTTCCGATCGATCACCGTGTCGCCGAGCTGGTCGGACCTCAGATCCGCGAGCTTTTCTTTGATCGACACTTTGACGTTTCCGAGTGACGCCCCAAGATCAACGCCCTTGTAGGTTATTCGACATGGGGTTAACTCAAAATTACCTGGGGTAATCGTTGAATAGCTCACAGGCGACATGTGGTTCCCTTTCTATTCTAGGTTCTCAACGTGCTCTACGATCAACTGCAAGCTGACCTCTTTCCTGAACACAGCGTCGGAAGCCTTGGGGTCCTTCAGGTTAATGATTCCCGAGAACGAACATCTTTGCACTCTGGCAAAAATCCTAAGCGTTCCGTCTGCAGTTGTCAAAGACACCTCATGCAAACACTGCATTAAGGCAGACTGATACCGCCACGCCTTGACGACGACGAGCCGCTGCAATCGGTCCTCGACTACAGCGGCCACGATGATTCGATTCTTAGCGTTCAGAATGTTACCTTTGACGCTATCGGTCCGAAAGTCCATATCCTGAATGATTGTAAAAATTGCAGGGGCCCGGTAAACGTGGGCCATCTCGTACTGAAAATACTCCCTGGGCGGCTCGGTCGTGACGATCGGGTCCTGCCGCTGGTTCCTTACATTCTGAAGGGCTTGGGTGATATTTGTCTTGATCTGGGCCTGTATGAGGTCTACCGCGAGCTCGGCGCCGTTATACGCACCAGTTCCTACCGGCTGAAGGATGGGTACGTTTCCGTTTGGGCCCGGAATTCCCATTAGGGCACCCGGCTTAGGAGCTCAGTAAATCCGATGAGGCCGAAATAGATCACCACCGAGACGACGACGCAGGTCAGAAGATCTTTCGCGAGCCGGCTCATAGGTACGCCTCGAGGATGTACTGGGAGACGGCGAACTGCATTGCCATGATGCTCGTGGATCCGAATGACATGAAGGGGCGATGCTCAGCCGAGAAATGCGGATAGTCAAACTTATTCCCGTCTGGATTTTCTCCGCTTTCCTCAACGGAGATCGTCATCGTGTTATCAGAAAACATCGCGCGGTGATTCGAAATCCCGTCCGTGAACTGGCTCCCGTCGCTCGGCCCGATCGCCGCACCGGCAAGCATACCGGTGCCGATCATTATTTTCGAACCTTTGCCTGGATATGAGTTCCACGTGCCGGCAGCCCGCTTCTTGCTCTTTCGTCGAGGCCCGCCGCCATACCGCTTGGGCTTGTACTTTGCGTAAACAGGATTCAGGGCCGGCCATAGGGCCGTGGCGCCGCCCTCGGACGCGTTCTTGCTCTCAAACCGCTCCGTCTGAAGCCGCTGATAAATGGGGTACACGCGCGCGAATGCGGCCTTGATATTCTTCCCGCGGCTCAGGAGTTCGGCGAGCTTCTTGTTCCCGCCGCCATCTCCGGGCTTGATTGATGCGCTATCACTCAATTGTCGCTCCCAGTTCCCAGGCTCCTCACGCGCCCGCGGATGCTTCCAAAGAGGGGTTGAAGCGCACGGCCCTGACGAGTCTGCATATACTCCGTTCGGGAGGCCAGCGCTTCGGCGCGGAAGTTCTTCGCAAGCTGAAGGAAGTCATTCGTATTGTAGGTAGGCGAGTCTTTTGGCGCATCTTCGACCTTGTACTCCTGAGACATGTAAGACCGCCAGCGCTGGGCCATCTTCATGTAAGCTTCGGCGGCTGCATATTTGAGAAGCGCGTCAATGAGTTGGTTAGGGGTCTGGGTGTAGTCGTTGAACCCCTGAAGCCAGCGAGAGGAGATCTGGAGGAACGTGTCGAGCTCGCTTATGTCGAACCACTGGAAGTAGTAGCTGGCCTCGAGGATATCGCCATCATTCGGGGTTGACCCCGTGCTCAAAACGAACTCACCAGTTTCAGGAACGTCAGACGTTACGTTTGAAGAAGCGATCAGAACGCTATTGAGATACAGGCCCTCTCCGCTCGTCGCGGCTACGGTGAAGTTCGTGACTCTCCGGCGATCAAAGGTCTTGAACGACGTATTCGTTCCGTCGCACTGCCCAAAGACGCGCTTTCGGTACATGTAGCGGTCATCGGGCTGGTCGCTCAGAAGGACCTGCAGATCGCTTATGCCGCTCTGGTATGGCCCCGAGCCGTTGATCATTCGCCGAGCTGCTCCAATGCCCCAAGGTACGTTTCCGGATCAACTGGAAGCCCGTCAGGCGTCTGGTATCCGCGATTAAGGACCACATACCGAAGCCCCGACGCCTTCATGATCTTCCGTTTCTCTTCGCAGCGCGCCACATCTCTATGATTCGATGGCTCGTCCACGTAAAGCGCGCGCGGCTTCGCGTGTGGGTAATACCGACTAACGAAGCGCATCATAGCGTCGTGATCTTCTGGGTAGTGCCGGATCGCATCGGGCCATCGGTAATTTTTAAAGAACATCACGTCACCGGCCAACTGGTCGGCGATCGATACGAGCTCTTTCCGAGCATCGGCGCGGTTCAGTGCCCGGCGATGCTCGGGCGTCATAATGTCTTTTTCTGGATCCGGCGCACCCTCATTCAAGATGACTGACTTGTTCTCGGCGGACGCCTGCGGTGCGATGATTTTTCTTGCTCTAGCCATTACCCCTCCACCCGGGATTTATGCGGGGGCACAAGGATGTGGAGTCCTTGAGCCCCCCTGCTAAGTCGGGAGACAAAGCACCTTTTAGACTGTACCGTCCGAACCCTGCCATGCGAACCGCGGATCGATATGGTCCGCATTCACGCGCAGGCGGAGCCTCCACCGGATGATGTCTCGGTCGAAGCTCTCTCCAGAGTTCGGAACTTCCTGAACCACCGAGGCCGCCTCACGGATCTGACACACGAACCAAGGCTTCGTATCATCGATCAGGTACCAGGCGGAAGAGTTTCCTGCCGCCGTGGCGACCATTCCCGTAGCGTTCGTGAACATGAACCGCGACACACTCAGGCTCGCGATCGACTCAATCGGATTGATCGCGAATACGTTACCGGTCGTACCGGCAGACGTGCTCGGGGCACCCGCCGAGATACCGCCCTGCGACGGGTAGAAGCTCGAGTTGAGCAGAACCGCCGCATCGAAGCGGTAGTACGGCGAGATCAGAATCCGCTTCGGGTTGACATTCATCTTGATCCCGAGCAGGTTCGGCTGCTGCATCAAGGCGATGAACCCATTCTGGATGTTGTTCTGAGTCAACGTCCCGAACGTGCCCGGCTTGTTATACGCACCGCCACGGAGCGGGGCGCTCAAAGTCGTCCACGGATAGTTGGCCTCATACGAGGGTTGGGTTTCCGTCGCCGGAACCGTCAAGCCTGCGTAGTTCGCCGTCACGCCGCCAGTGAACTTGCCGGCCAGCTTCGCGTACACGATGACTTCGATCGCGAGCTTCGCATACTCGCCCAAGAGACCGGCCTGCTTCGCAAACTGACCGGTCTGATCGTCTTCCAGAAGTTCCCATTCGACGGCGAACATCGTGCCGTACTTGCGGTTCTTCAGTTTGATGTCGAGTCCGGCCGCGAAGCTTTCCCCGAAGATCTCCTGCTTGCCGACTTCACGAACGAACGAAACCCCATGAAGCGGAGCGTACAGCTCGGTATCTTTCCCGGAGTTCACCGTCGAGGTCCAGCTCTCGAAGGTCGTCTCGACCGTCTCGTACATGGTGTTGACGAGGTTCTGAATCCCGGCCCGGAGGACCTGAACGAACGTGGAGCTCGAGTCCGCTTCACGGAGTGCCGACTTCACCGTCGGGTAGCCGCATTTCTGAGCAACGGCCTTCCACGAAAAGCCGCTTTCCGCGACCGGGAACTCCTGACGGTCAGCATAGTCAAAGCCTAGCTTCTTGCGAACGCTCTCTCTGTGCTGAATGATCTCTTCGTTTTCCCAGAGAGCTTTCTGCACGGCCTTGACGTTGTCGCGCCTGGCCTCGTTGACCAGGACGCGCCTGCCGTCGGCCTTCGTCCAGACGTTGGACTCGGCCATCTTTTTGATCTCTTCCGTAGTAAGAAGGGGTTTGGCTCTTTTCATGTGAGTCCTTTCTTAGAAATTCACGCCTGACGGGCTGTACGGGCACCCGATCAGGAAGTCGCCGGATTGACCCGTCACCGCCGA